GCATAGTTTTAGTCACTAAAGTTTTACCATATTCAACTCTCCAATGATCTCTAACGTAATCTTGCATCCATTGTAAAGGTTGAGAATAAGGTACAACATAATCATCAAAAGCATAAGCTTGTGGATTAGTGTTAATTCTATTTTTTTTAACAAAAGATTCTATGATGTCGTTTCTTATTTTATCACGATCAATTTCAAAGCCTTTAGGCATAGAAATCTCACCTGTATATAAGTCTACTTCTGTTAATACTTTCTTATGCATACCTATTTGATATGTAATAAACTCTGATTAAAATGTCAAGTGTGTTATCTAGCTGTTTTATCCCAAGCACCTGTAGATTCATTCCACAAATAAATATGTGTTAATGCTTCTTCTTCAGATAATGCTGGAGCATCACCTATTGGTGATTGCCATCTTGCTTCTGATACATTTAAAGTCCAACTAGCGTAAGGTTTACTAGTAATGAAAATATCGTTATCTTCATCATAAGTCATACCTATACCTGCGTAGTTACCTCTTAAAGGTGTTCCACCTAATTTATGTTGTCCACCAGATGTATTGTAAGATGTTTTTTTCCATAAAGGCCAGCTATGGATTCTTTCCATAAACTGTCTTCCTACTTCTTCATCTTCAATGCCATCAGCGTTTTGACAATCAGCATCAGCTACAACTTCTACTCCTATAACTTTGCTGTTTATTCCTAGTTTTGCGTAATGTGCCATAATGTTTCTCCTTATATCTTATTTGTTAATTCATTTCAACTATTGAAATTTATATCTTATTATTACTACTCCTGATCCACCTGTTCCACCTGGATTACAATTTGCACCACCACCTGCACCACCTCCAGTATTTGCTGTTCCAGCAGTCCCTTCATTTGTTCCTGGAGTTGCTCCACCTTCGCCACCACCACCTGCACCACCTGCTCCAGATGCACCTGGAGTATCTCCTGAACCACTAGCGCCACCACCACCAGCTCTTGCTGTTGGTGTTCCATTAATTGAAGAAGTTGCTCCTGCACCACCTGCTCCTGAAGCTCCTGGTATTGCATTTACTCCAACTGCTGTTGCACCTCCACCACCACCAGCTTGTCTATCAGGAGATGGACTTCCACCTGTACCACCGGTATTTCCTTGAGAAGGACTTACTGGGGGAGTGTTACCTGAACCTCCTACTTTACCACCTGAAATACCTCCACCTCCTCCTCCACCTGATCCACCAGCTGTACCTATATTAGCGGCATAACCTCCACCACCTCCACCTGTTGATGTTATTGTTGAAAAAATTGAATTTGCACCTGATCCTCCATTATTACAAGCTCCAGGAGGAGCAGCACCACCTGCACCTATTGAAATTGGATAAGTTTGTACTGAAACAGGTAAACCTGAACAAGGAGTAGCTGCTAATGGACTTGCTGTGTAGCCACCACAAGCCTGTTTACCTTCTCTAAAACCTCCGGCTCCACCACCACCTGCAGCATTTGCACTAGCAAAACCACCAGCGGCACCACCAGCGACAACCACATAAGAAACTTTTGCTCCAACACCTGTTCCAGAAATATTAGAAACAGCAAAACATCCTGAACCTGTAAAAGTATGAATTTTATAATCTCCTGATGTTGTTACAGTTCCACCAGTAGCTGCTATAAAACCTGGATTGCCTGATATATTTGCTGTTGAATCGTGAATATCTTGCCAACCTTTTGTGCCATCTACATAAATTAAAGTAACTGATTGTGATTCTGTATCTAATACTCCGTTAGCGCATACACCACCAATTTTTGATCCGTTTCTACATAATGTAACTGCATTAGAATCCCAAGTATTTGCATAATCTTTAAAAGCAACTATGTCGCCAGCGCTTGGAGAACTTGGAAGAGTAACTGTAATTGCACCTCCTGTTGTATTAAGAAAGAATCCATCTCCTGATACAGCAGTGAACGGCGATGTTTTAGCTGTTGTACACCAATCTACAGTTCCAGTACGACCAAAACCTGTTTGTGTAGCACCACACGCTAAAGTTACAGCTGTGCCTGGGCCACCTAATGTAAGTGTGCTTCCTGATCTTTTTTCTATTTTATTTACTTTAACTGTACTCATAATTTACCTATTGAAATTTATATCTTATCATTACTATACCTGAACCACCATTTAATTCAGTTGTTGTACTTCCTTTTGATCCACCACCTCCACCTCCAGTATTAGCAGTTCCTGCTGTTCCACTTGGTGCTGGTGCTGGACCGCCTCCTGGTCCACCTCCTCCGGCTCCACCTGTTCCACCACAACCTGATCCACTACTATAACCACCCCCACCTGCTCCACCACCTGCAAAAAATCTTGATGAACCTACCGGGCCTGGAGTTCCATAACTTGGAGCTGTTGGTCCTACAAAAGTATCAGGTATAAATGAACCATCACCACCATCACCACCTGTTTGAGGCGCTTCACCAGGTGTACTAGCTTCCTCTCCAGCTTGACTTGCACCTCCTCCTCCACCACCTGAAGTATTACCTGATGATTTTCCTATTCCACCTGGTTGTCCTTGAGGGGGACTAACGGAAGGTGTATTACCAGCTCCACCTGGCTGATCACCAGGACCACCTGTTCCACCTCCACCTGATCCACCTGAATTTCCTATAACAGCTGGAGAGGAAGCATTGTCTCTAGCACCTCCGCCACCACCAGAAGATGTAATTGTACTAAAAACTGAATTTGAACCAGTGCCTGGAAAAGAACCACCTGCTCCTATACTAATTGGAAATGTTGCTGCTGTTACTGGAATAGATGAAGCATTTAAAGGATTTGGACTTCCTAATGTTGGACTTGCATATCTAAATCCTCCTGCACCTCCACCACCAGCTGCGTAAGCACTTCCTGCACCAGCATCACCACTTGGTCCTCCACCAGCTACGACTAAATATTCTACTTTATCAGAACCAGCAGGATTACCAAGAGAAGTTACTGCAAAACATCCTGAAGCTGTAAATATATGTGTTTTAAAATCTCCATTAGTTAAAACTGTTCCGCCTGTAGCTGCTATAAAAGTTGCACCTGAAACATTAGAAGTTGAATCTTGTATATCTTGCCAGCCTTTAGTTCCATCCACGTAAATTAAAGTTGCTGATTGAGCTTTTGTAAATAAAACAGCATTAGAACAGTTACCATTAATTTTTGATCCGTTTCTACATACAGTTACACTATTAGTATCCCAAGTGCTTCCGTAATCTTTAAATGCTACAACATCTCCAGCGCTTGGCGATGCGGGAAGTGTAACTGTAACAACTCCACCACTTGTATTTACAAAATATCCTACTTTATCTGCTGCTGTAAAAGGAGAAGTCTTTGCTGTTGTACACCATAATACTGATGAAGATGGAGTACCAAAACCTGTTTGTGAAGCGCCTGATGCTAATGCAACAGTAGCTCCGCACGAACCAACTGTAATAGTTGATCCACATTTTTTAATGATGCTAGATCCGTCTGAAACTTTTTGTATATTATCTACTTTAATTGTACTTGTCATATTATATTAAATCCCATTGTTGTGTTTCTTCATTCCATACATAATTTTGACCATCGTCAGGTTTTACTACTGGCGATTCCCAATTACAAGTTGTTTCATTTAAAATCCAAGATGGATAAGGTTTTGGAGCAATAAAAGCATCTCTTGTTTGGTCGTATTTAAAACCAATACCAGCATAATTTTTTCTAATATTATTGTTATAAGATGTTTGTTTCCAAACATCTCTTGTATTGTAAAGATTGTTTAAAAAATCTACTCCAGCTTGTTCTGTTGTAGCAATATCATTTGATACGACTTCAACTCTTTCAACAATATTTCCTACTCCTAATTTTGCAAAATGTGCCATTATGATGTGTAACTCCCACTACCTGTAAATGTTAATATTGTGTCTGTTCCAGATGTTGAAACTGTTGGACTTCCTGTTGTTGTGCCTGAATAATTACCAGTTGGCATACGAAGTATTACAACTCCTGAACCACCATTACCACCAACGTAACCAGCGTTATATGGCTTTAAGCCACCTCCACCACTTCCAGTATTAGTAGTGGCATTACTACCATTTGAGTCATTACCAGCACCATTTCCACCTCCTCCAGAACCACCAGTTCCAGAAGTAACAGTGTTTATCACTCCACCACCTCCACCTCCACCAGCTCTTGTTACTGCTGAACCATTAATTGATGATGAAACACCATTTCCTCCATTACCAGCAGTGCTTCCAGAACCATTTCCACCAACAGCACCAGCACCTCCGCCTCCACCACCAGGATAAGGACTAGGAGCGCTTGTATCACCACCATCAAAACCTTGATTAGCAGTACCAGAACCACCAGTTGATCCAGCGCTATCTCCAGAACCTCCTCCGCCAGAGCCACCATTACGACCATTTCTAGCAGGACTTCCAGCATCAGTTGTTCCTGATCCACCACCACCAACAGATGTAACTGTTGTTATGCCTGACCCAGAAATAGAAGATGTATTTCCATCATTAGCTGTTTCACTACTTTGTACACCAACACCTCCAGCTCCAACTGTGATTGTAAAAACTGATCCTTGAGTTAATGTTAAAGAACTTTCTGAAGAACCTCCACCACCTGAACTTTCACTTGCAAAAGAATTTCTATAGCCTCCAGCACCCCCACCACCAGTACCAGCACCTCCGCCTCCAGCGATACATAAAAAATCTACTGAATATGTTTGTGGTGTTTCTAAAGTTACATCATCATCAGAATTAGGAATCCAACCTTTAGTTGCTCCTGAATAAACTATATCTACTGATTGACCGTTAGTATCGTAAACAGGATTAGGACTTGAGTTACCTTGAAAATTTAAACTATTAGGATTTATTGTGACTGCATTTATTCCCCATTTTCTTGCATAGTCTGTAAAAATTAATCTATCTCCAACAGAAGCTGCACCGGGTAATGTTATTGTACAAGCATTAGAAGTAGTATCAATCCAATAACCTCTACCTGCAACAGCTGTTAAAGTAGATGCTGTAACAATAGAAGATTGCCAAGCAATACTAGCAAAACCTGTTGCCGTTCCGTTATTAGCTAAAGTTACACCTGAAGGAATATTAATTGTATCTCCAGACGTACCTAAAGTTAAGGTTGTACCTGATTGCGGATCTACCTGATCTACTTCTACTTTACTCATTAAACTATTACCAATGTTCCTGTTACTGTTATCGTTCCAGGTATAGTAATGGGACCTGCAAGAACTCCGTTCTCAACAGTTTGTGTACCATCAATCGTACCTGCTTGATTTTTTATAAATTCATCCGGTGATGTCTGTCCTCCAATATATTGGATTCCATTTACTATTGCAGTCATAATACTCCTTACGAACTAATTGTATCGATGTACGAAAGAACCACGTCTAAACTACTTGCTGTATCAGAGACTGCTTCTAACGTATCACCATTAGCTAAAACAATTTTTGCTCCGCCTTGAATTAATTCAATAGCAGAGTTTGGTGGAATACTAACTCCTTTTGCTAAAAAGTAATCAGCTCCGCCTTTAGCAATCTTAACATCAATTGCAATTGTTGATGTTAAAATATTACAACATCTAATACCTATTACTGCATCATAATCCCCAGCTGCTAATAAAGTAGTATCACCTGTTCCAATTGTTCTAACTAATACGTTTCTAAAATCTTGTGCCATATTTTTTTCCTATTTATAATGCTACCGCCATTGCTAATGCAAAGCCAGCAGATGCTGCTCCTACTGGGTTACCTGTTGAATCCAGATAAACCGATTTACTTGCAGGCAATGTACAAAATACATCTAAAGTGCCTGTAAAATTTATTTTAGATGTGTTACCCAAAGAATTATTTATAACTGTAGTTCTTGCTAGAGTATCAGGTGTTGCATCAGTAACTGTACCAATTCCTATTTCAAAATTGTTAGTGCCTTGTTCAAAAATAGCATAGTAAGTTGTATTACTATTACCTATTCCGGAAACAAAAGTTACAAAACCTGTTACAGCACCGGCAAGATCTAACGTGCCTGTACCTGTAGTAGTACTAGTTTCTTTTACTCTATCATTTATTACTAAAGCCATAAATTTTTTCCTTAACTCATACTTATAATTGCATTTGCCGGTGTCGATGGATCAGGAAAAGCAATTGTAAACGTACCATTAGTCGCCGTTTTTGTTCCTCCAAAATCTAATACAACACATAATTTATCTGATTTGTCATCATTATAAATAGCTGCTCCTGCTGCACCAAATGTAGCACTAGCTATTGTGGAATCAGCAAAGTCAACAGATGCTACTGCAGTACTTGAAGCAACTGCCTGTGAACCTAAAACTTGTCCAGTTGTTGTATAACCAGAACCGCCTCCAGAACTTACTTCATTTGTAGTAATATAAGTTGTGCTTGCTGTACTAAATGCAGCTATAGATGTATACAATGCTATCTTAAATGAATCCCCACCACTTGCAAAATTATGTGTTCCCGAAAAGAGTTCTCCTCTAAATGCGAACGGTATTATATTTGCCATATTATTTTCTCCTTATTTATTTATTACTTGATGGATTTTTGGATTCTAAAACGGTACGAATAACTCCATCCTGATATTCGTCTCGGCGTCTTCGACCTTGTTGTTCGATCGCATACGATAGTAAAGCTTTTTCATAAGCTTGTGAATAGTATTGTAACATATCTGCAGGACCTTTCAAGTACCCATATGCATTTACAAGAGATCCATATAGAATAAGATCTTGATATTTATTTGATAAAAAGGTTCCAGTTCCACTAACTGTGGCATCTGTTAAACTAACTGGCTCTTTATTATAGGCTAAAGTGATACTATATGTTTTATCAGGAGTAGGTGCTACTACCCAAAAATCTTCATCCCAATTAGCATAGTATTTTGGTATATCTACAGCTGCCGTGTCAGGTGTAGAATAATATTCTGCCATAAAACTAGTGTCTCTTTGCTCTAAATAATATTGATTTCCTGCTGAATCTGTAAGTTGAACATACCTAATTAATCTTAAATCTGCAGGTATAGTTACATATCGATTACCTACAATTAAGCTTGATGTTGCGTAATGTCTGTCTTGATCTGAATCAACTTCTCTATAAATTTTATTTTCTGCGTTTTGAATAAGTCTATTTACAACAGAATCTGTAAAAACATTACTTCCTACTTCTGTGTAACCTCTAATATCTGTTTGTAAATCTGTTAAAGTATATGCCATTATCCGTTTACTACCTCAAGTGTTACTGGTCCTGCTGAACAGTTATCTCCTCCACCTTGTATATTACCTGACGTTGCATTACTAGTGCTTGTTATATAAAAATAATTTATAGGAGTTGTTAATGCATCTGTTGTCGTAGCTCCTGTAACATTTCCTGCTGAATCAATTTGACCTAATGCAATAGTAAAACCATTTGCATTATTTAAATCACTTACATTATCAAAGGTAGGTATATTTATAAAAGCTTGTAAATTTCTTTGATCAGCTTCATCCGCACCTCCTGCACCTGCAGTTGTTACAACAGGTGGTCCTCTAAATCTTACAATGTCACCAGCTTTTCTTTGATGATCTTCTGAATAAACATTTACATAAGTTGTGCCACCATAAATAATAGTTGTAAATGGATTGGGATCTAATAAAATTAAACTAGCAACCGATGCAGGTTTTGGTCTTGGATTATATAAAGCTATTGAATCTGATCCAATCGGTTTTGGTTCAAGTTGTGGTTGCTTTGCTTCATACTCCGAAGTGTGAACTAAAGATCCATTCCATTCTCTAACCATTTCTGTATAGGGAAAAGCCATACCAGATCTATCTGATATTGCTAATGATCTTTTACCTGATGCATACTTACCCATTATACTCCATCTCCATAAAATGTTTGTGGTGAAATGAAACTAGATGTACCTTGATTATCTGCATCAAGTGCTCTTAACATTTCACTTTCATAAATTCTCTCTAACTCTTGTGTTCTTTCAGGTGAAACTTTCATACTTAAATAGTATGCAAGTCCTGACATCATACAAGGATAAAATCTATTTACTACATCTGCTGTATGAGAATAACCACCAACGTCTTGTATTTTTGCTAAATAATAAAAACAAAATTGAAAACTACTTGGTGTAGTAGTGCTTGATACACTTGAACTTGGTGTTGTATATAAAAAAATACTTGGGTTTAATTTTCTCTCCACATAATATTGTGAAGGAGTACCTTTAGTTAATTTGTTTGGTGTTTGTGAATATGTAGATCTATCTATTTTTGTAAGTGCAACATCTACTGGTGCTGTTGTTGTTGAATTGTTTCTATAATAACCTTCTAAAACATCACTTATATCACTTGGAAAATTAGTTGAATCACTTGCAAAACTATATTCAGCTTGACCTTCTATTAATGGTACTTTTGCTAATTTTACTTTCCATAAATGTACACCTCTATTTCCCCATTCTTGAAAAAGAATATTTAATGATCGTCTTGCAGATCTTAATTGATAACCTGTTCTTGTTCCTAATACTCCTGTTCTTTCATAAGCTTCCTCAATGATATCATCCATTTGAGGATCAAATTCAGTAGTGCCTGATGTAGGTGCAATGGTTTGAGCAGAATTACCCATACCACTATGAACTGTACAATAATAAAATAATACTGGAGCGCCGGTAGTTTTAACTGGTGCAACATTAATTGTTGTAGAAGCGCCAGCATTTCCTGGAGTTCCTACTGTAGTTACACCTGTAGTATAAGTTGCTGCGGGTGAATTATTTGGATTTGTAGAAAATGCAAGAATGTGAGTTGCATTAGAAGCATCCGATTGATCAAAAATGTAAGTATTACCTTCTTGTAAATAAAGTACAGGAGCTAACTCTCCGTTAATATAAAATCTATTACCGGTACCATATTGAGTAGTCCCCGTCGCTACGGTGACTGTGTAAGTAATTGTAGCCACAAGTTGCTCCTATTAGCCGCCAGTTATTGTTAATGTAACACTTCCAC